TGCCCGGTGACGGGGTTGCGGACGCGGAAGTGGGGGCGGTCGACCTTGGTGAACCGCTCGATCACCTCGTACTTCGAGTGCATCTGGTCGTACGTCTCGCCGTACAGGGTGGCGTCGTTGTACCCGGTGCGGCGGCGGCGCGTCTCGTAGCCGCCCGACGTCATTTCCTGCACGTCGCCCAGCGGCGCCTCGGGCCAGCGGGCCCGGATCTGCTCGGCGGTCAGGATGCGGCGGACGAGGATGTGGGCCGCGTCGTCGAAGAGGGGGTGCGTCGAGTTGGGGTCGACGTACACGTCGAACGGGTCGAGGTCCTTGAGGACAACCTCGCCTTTGCCCATGTCGCGGTCCGGGTCCACGTAGGCGTACATGAAGCCCAAGCCGCGAACGTAGTAGTCGCGGGTGACGGCCTTCAGCTTGCGGTTGCCGTCGGACGTTTGCCAAATCCACTGCTGCAGGTCCGCGATCATCTTCGCGTAGGACACGTCGCTCGACTCCCGCGCCGTGGCGCGGAAGGACGGGTCGTTGGCCGTCAGCATGGCGACGGCCTGCTCGACGAGCTGGTAGGTCGTCTCGATCGTGACGGGCTTCTGGCCGCGTTCGAGGAGCGTCTCCTTCTGGTCGTCGGTCCAGTGCTGGCCGTTGAAGAACTCGAGGTCCTCCGATGCCTTCTGGACCCACTCGTCGTGCTGGTCCTCGTACTCGCGGAAGAGGCGCCGCGTCAGCTTTGCCTCGTCGGACACGTCGTGGGCGCGAGCCCCGCTGCGGGTCACGCCTTGCAGGGCGGGCTCGCCTCGGGGCGCCGTCAAGCCCGACGGGCTGTTCTCGGCCCCCGCCAATGTGGTCGCCTCTGCCCCCGCCTGCCGCCCGTTGCCGGGTGCTGATGCGGACGGGCGCCCGGGGGAGTTAGCGCCGTCTCGTATGGCAGAAGAGGCAGAGGCCACAGGTTGTAGTACGCCGTGTGCGGGCGTTAGAGCGGTAGGGCCTACGACACGGGGTGGCCTCCGGGTCGTTTCCAAACGGCGCGTGCATGGACTTTTCGCCGCTTAGGCGAGCATTGGGTCCTTCGTCGGGGCCGTGTAGGGGCGGTCGGTGGCGTCGAGGAGGTCGGTGTCGTGGGTCGGCTCCAGCTTGCAGCGGTGCGCCCACCAGAAGCCGTCCCGTAGGTCGTCGTGCTCGGCATCGCCCATCAGGACCCACTCATCGCGGAAGTCGGTCATGTGAGGCTTGAGGTGGACGTGGCCCTTCGTGAACAGAAACTGCAGGCCCAGGTGGCGGTCGACCTTGTCCTGCCCGGTCGAGCCCGCCGTCTCCTTCGCCGCAAGGCCGGGGATCTGCTCGTCGAAGTGGCGCGGGTCGTTCAGGTACTCGCGCAGCATCGTCTGGTAGCCGTCGCTCTCGACGCGGGACCGTTGCGGGCGGTACTGCTTGTAGAAGCGCATGATCTGCTCGGCATGGTCGAGCGGGCTGACCCGCTCGCGGAAGTAGTCGAGCACGTAGGCGTCCCCGTCGGCGGTCCAGGCGACCACCACAATGGTCGAGTAGTCGGCACGGGCGGACGTCGAGGACGCGGGGTCCACGCCCATCGTGACGGTGACCGGGATCGTCTCCTCCTCGGGCAGCGGGTCGGGGGCGTCGGTGTCGGTGCGGCCCCGGTGGCTGACGTGGAGGAAGTGGCGGGAGAGGGGCCCCCGGTCGACCGTCTCGAGGTGGCCGTCAAAATACTTGAAGTCGTCGGCCGTGATGGGACTGTCCTCCCCCTGAACGAGCTGGCACTGGTACTCCTTGTACCACAAGGCTTCCCGTCCGATGGCCTTCCAATTCTTGCGCTTCTCGAGGAGGTCGTCCACGGGCCACTTCGCAGGCCACAAGGCCTTCTTCTCACCGTCCTCCTCGCGGATCGATTTGTACTTGATCGAGGTCCAGTCGTCCATGTCGTGCAGGACGCGGACGAGGGACCGCTGCCGAATGGGCGTCCCGATCAGGATGCACCGCCCCTCGACGCTGGTGGCGGGCTCGATGGCCGACAGCATCCACTCGAGGTTCGACTCCATCGCCTCGTCGGTCTTGGTGTTCTGCTCGTCCTCCGGGTCGTCGACCACGATGAGGGAGGGGCGCTGGTGGAGCGCCTTGAGGCCTCGGCCCTGCTGGCTCCACCCGGTCGCAATGATGGTAGACCCGTCCTTGAGGATTACCTCCTCATCGGTCCACTTCTGCGCGGTGTCCTCACCCCAATCGCCCAGCAGGTCGGAAAACGGCGTCTGGTCGGGCGGGGCGGACTCGTCGGCAATGATGCCCTTGATCGTGCGCAGGCGGCGCCGCGCCTCGCGCTGGCTCTTGGAGATCAGAACGACAAAGCGGTTGCGCCGCGCCTTCCGGTTGAAGAGGTGCTGGAAGAAGAGGTGCCAGATCGGGAGCAGCTCCGCGCCGAGCGTGGACTTCGCGTGGTCGCGGGGCCACTGCAGGCAGAGGCGCTTCAAGGTCGTGTCCTGCAGCTTTCCCGCCACGTCGTAGTGAAAGTCGGGCGTGGGCAGCCCGAAGGCGTCCGGGGCGAGCGTGCGCCCCATGAGGATCATGTTACGGGCCAGCTTCTTCTGCAGCTGCTCTTTGTCGGGACGGGGCATCGAACAAGGAAGGATGGTCGTCAGAAGGCGAATCGCCGTCTGCAGCGGGCGATGCGCCTGTCTCCGTGGCGCTCTTGTGCGGGCGCCAGCCGTACGTCTCGCGGCCGTCGCGGTGGTGGACCGGGCGAATGGGCGCCCCCATCACGCCGTTGATCGTCTCGCGGGCCGTCTCGATGTGGGAAAGGGTCACGGCCATGTCGAGGTCATCGGTGGGAAGGAAGGCGGCCGCTTCCCAATCGGTCACGGCACGCTCGCGGGCCGTCGTCTCGCGGGCCCCCACAGGATACCCCTCGTCGGCGGCCCGCTTCAAAAGGCCCATGTACCGCTCACAGAGCGTGTCAAACTCGCTCATGGCTCACAGCTTGCGAATGTCGCACAGGTCGCGGGGATCGGTCGTCGTGGCGCGGTACGTGATCGTCGTGTCGACGCTCGGCATTTCGACCACGAGCTTGTCGCGCCGCTCCTCGAAGTACCAGATTGTGCCGCCCGGATGGCGAATGTACTGCTCGTGCCGCTCGACCCGACTCGGGTACATCGTGCAATCGCCGCTCCGGTGCATGTGCTGCCACACCAGAAGGCGGCTGCCTTTTAGCTCCAAGAAGGTCGTCCGGTTGCCCTCGAACGTGTGGGCCCACCGTCCGTCCTGGGCCGCCCCGTCAAGGGGGACGCACATAAACAGGAGGAGGGCGGCGATGATCCGCTGCATCGGGGGATTAAAACAGGGCATGGCTACAGGTGGGGAAGGAGGTCGAGTGCAGTGAGGAGGAGGACCACGATCACGACGAGGCCGAACGGGACCGCCAGCATCCGGGCCACCGGGCTGCCCCGCCCTTCGGCCCGCTCCTGGGCCATCGCCGTCCACAGCCCAAGGACGCAAAGCACGCCGACGAAGCAGCGCCCGAAGACGGTCATGTGGACGGACAGGTCGTTCAGCATGGCGTCATTCGTCGCTGCAATCAAGTGCAGAGTGCAGGATGCACCCGAAGTCTGCGTGCGTGTGAAAGTCCTCGGGGCCTGTGCCTACGCTTTCTTCGCATAGCGCACGCATCTTGCCGTCGTGGGACTTCAGAGACGGTTCGTACCATTTATCACACGTCTTGCAGGTCGGATACTCGTCTCGGTCGGGCATAGCTATTCAGCTTCAAGCGTGGTGTAGTGAACGCCGTTGGGCGTGACCTCAAAGCGGAGCCGCCGGGCCCCGACCGGGCGCGGCTTGCGCTCCTTCTCGACGTGGAAGCCCGACTTGTTCTCCCACTCGCGCTTGTAGGAGGGCAGCTGCACATGCAACTGCTTTTCCTGGGCCTGCTCGCCGTTGCGCTGCAGCGTCTTCTGTTGGATCGCCAGCTCCCACGAGCGGTGGATGTGCCCGGTACACACGATCTGCGCCCCCGAAATGCCTGCGGCGCGGCGGTTGGCCTGGATTGTGCCCTTGGTCACGTCGGCGGAGCCGCCCGACCCGTGATGGGAGTACATCTGCACCGTACGCACCTTGCCCCCGGCCTCATGCTCGAACCGGAACCGGGTCCACCCCTCCATCGGGCGGGCATGGACGGGCGTGTCGTTGCGGTCGGACAAGCGGGCGCAAAGGCGCCGCAACAGGTTCGTGTTGTTGTTGTCGAGCACCGCTTTCTCGTGGTTGCCCAGCTGCACCCATACCAGCTGCTCCGCGTACGGCTCAAAGAACTCCATGGCCGTCGTCACGAGGCGGTCGAGGTAGTCCCGGCCCTTGTGCTCGCCGCGGAGGGAGTCGTAGTCGCGGCGCGGGTCGTGCTTTGTCTGCATGGCGTCGAAGACGTCGCCATGGTCGAGGACGGGGGCCCCGATCTCTTGGGCCTGCTTGAGGTGACGCTCCTGCAGGTCGTGATCGGAGTGGGGGTTGTCCCAATGACGGTCCGACGTCAGAAGGGCCCAAAAGACGTTGTCGTCGGCGGTGTATTCCCACCGAATCTCATGCGCGTGTGGGGACAGGCGCTCTACATTGTATGTCGGCATCGCAACCTATGTGCGATGATCTCCCCCGGTCGTCGAGTTACCAGAACACTTGAATCGGGCCAAAGGCAAACTCCTTCTGCGGCACGTAGATCGGCTTGAAGAGGCCGCGCCAATGGCCGTTGGTGAGGTCGGTCCAGGCGGCGCCGTAGTGGATCACGACGCGCACGCGCCCGGCCTCGAACGTCCAGTCGTCCAGTTGGTCAATCATCGGGCGGCAGAAAGACGTATTTCGGAAACATCGATTGGTCCCGCGTTTCCATCTGCACGGTGTATCCCTTTTCCACGGCCCGCCCCTCCAGCTTGTCGAGGCGGTCGAAGAACGACCGTTGCTGGCCCCTCGACCACTCGAACATCTTCTCCGTCTTAGGCACCACCTCAAACCGCTTGTGCTGCTCGAGGCGCATCAGGCCGGGCGGGTACTGGTACGTGCTCATGGGCCTTCGGGCAGGGCGTCGTTGCTGGCGTCGGTAATCTCCTTTACGTTCGCTTCCTCCTCCTCGACGGACATAAGCAGCCCGTCAGAGGAGGCGCTGTCGGGCTCGGGCTGGCGACCTGGGTCCATGCGCAGCATGTCCCGAAGGCGGTCGGCCACCTCGAGGGCCTGCTGGCGGTCCTCGGCGTCCTCCCCCTCGAGGGCGTCCTCGAAAATCTGGTTGTACTTCTCGATCACGTCCTGCGGGCTCTCGCCCGCCTGCAGGACCTGTTGGGCCAGCTCGTTCATGGCTTTGCGTTGGATCTCCGATTCGTTGAACAGTCGCTTGGCGGTCGCTCGCGGCTCCTTGAC